GATGATGGAAGTGCAGAAACTGCTTTGATCACGATGAAGTCTACTAGTCTTAAAACAAGTAGACAATGGAACTCCATGATTAGTGGTATCAAACTTCAAGGAACAAACGGGAAGTTTACACCACCGATGTTTAGTCATTTGTATCAACTTAAAACAGTAGAGATGTCCAACAAAAAAGGTACATGGTCTACATGGTCAGTTGGTAAGGTTGGACCTGTTCAAGACATGTCAATCTACGAACAAGCAAAAAGTTTTGCTGAAAGTGTCTCCAAAGGAGATGTACAAGCGAAACACGGCGGTGAAGAAACAGAAGACAAAGTTCCCTTTTAGGGTTGATTAAATGTGGGGCCTTATGGCCCCACTAACATAGGGGGATAATATGCAAGAAAGATTTAAAGAAATATTTCAAGGCTTCAATGAAGCTCATGGTTATACATACAAAACAGGTGAACGTGATGACCGTGGAAAAGAAAAAGTAAAATCGGGATTTGAAAGAAAGATTGTCACCGATGAATTATGGCAAAAACATTTAGACGGTGAACCACCGGCGCTAGGTATTATACCTATTAACGAAAACAATCAGTGTAAGTGGGGCTGTATTGATATTGATATTTATAATTTAGACCATAAAAAATTAATTCAAAAAATTCAAAAACATAATCTACCGATGGTCGTGTTTCGATCAAAGTCTGGTGGAGCACATGTATTTTTATTTGTAAAAGAGTTTGTATCAGCGAAGCTAATGAGAATAAAACTCAAAGCGATAGCAGATTTACTAGGTTATCAATCATCAGAAATATTTCCGAAGCAAGATGAAGTGTTAGTGAAAGAAGGACACTTAGGTAGTTTTTTAAATCTACCCTATCACGGCGGTATCAAAAGTATGCGATACGCTTTGAATGAAAATGGAGACGCACTACAACTCGAAGAGTTTATTGAACTGTATGATCGTGTATCGCTGACCGAGGTTTCATTAGATGAAATAAAAATTGTCAAACCTAAAATTAAAGAAGTGTTTGAAGACGGACCACCTTGTCTTAATAAATTAGCAGAAGAAGGCTTTGGAGAAGGTAGTAGAAACAATGCTTTATTCAATATTGGAGTGTTCTACAAAAAAGTTGATCCAGATAATTGGAAAGATTTATTAGAAGAAGCAAACCAACAATACGTAACACCACAACTCAAAGCTGCAGAAGTTTTAGGTGTCATCAAATCTTTAGAACGAAAAGGTTATGACAAGTATCGATGTAAAGACGCACCAATTAATTCTGTTTGTCAATCAGGTTTATGTAAAACAAAAAAACATGGTGTTGGTTTTGAAGATGAACAATTACCAGAACTAAAAAATTTAACAAAGATTACTTCTAATCCACCAGAATGGTTTTTAGAAGTCGACAGTAAAGTTATTAAATTAAAATCAGAAGAATTACATAACCCTAATATGTTTGCGTTATGTTGTTTAGATCAAGCGAACATTGTTGTTGCAGGCGTACAACCAAGAGATTGGAGACAAGTCATACTCAAAGAGTTATTAGAAAACTTACAAGAAATAAAACCTTTGGAATCATTAAACCATGACAATCAATTAGAAAATTTATTGTATGACTTTACAGTGAATCGTCCAGCTGCAAGAACAAAAGAAGATATGCTGAACAAAATGTCGTGGACCGATGATAATCACAGTCATTTTAGATTGGAAGATTTTTATAATTTTGCAAAAAGAAATAATTGGGAATTAGATAAAACCAAAACAGGTAATTTATTGAAGCAGGCAGGAGTGTTTGTAGAAGAAGTTCGTATGACTTTGAAAAATCAAACACCTCGTATTGTTAAAATAAAAGCAATGAAAAAATCAGAGCCAAGTATATCAGGGGTGAAATATGCCGACGATCATTATTAGATGTATGACTTGTGGTAGAAAATATTCTCGAGCTATGATGATAACGATTGAAAATGTTTTACAACCAGGCCGAAAAACAAAAGTTGACGAACACTATTGCATCAAATGTTATAACAAGGAACACTATGAAAACAATAATACTAGGTCCACCCGGAACAGGTAAGACAACAACTCTACTAAACTTGGTAGATCAGTTTATTCAACAAGGTGTTCGACCAAAAAGAATAGGGTATTTTTCTTTTACCAAAAAAGCTGCTAATGAAGCAAAACAAAGGGCTGTCGATAAATTTAATTTAGATGAGAAAGAAGATTTAATTTTCTTTCGTACTCTTCATTCGTTTGCTTTTAGATTTTTAGCAGCAACAAAAGAAGGAATGATGAGGCCACAAGATTACAGAGACTTTGGTATGAAATGTGGTATTCCCATCAAAGCTGCAGCGTATTCAGATGAAGACGGTATTTTTAATTCTGACAATGAGTATCTTAAAACCATTGAAAAAGCTAAGGTTAAAGGCATTTCTGTACTGGAACAATACGATCGAAATGAACATCTTTTAGATATTGAAAGAGACACTTTGTATTTGATTGACAAAGAATTATCTCGATACAAACAAGAAAGAAACATGAAAGATTTTACAGACTTACTATTGGATTTTATTGATAAGGATATGTCACCAGAGTTTGATGTTTTGTTTATTGATGAAGCACAAGACTTATCTTATTTGCAATGGCAAATGGTTCGCACGATGTGGAACAAATCAAAGAAAACTTATATAGCAGGGGATGATGATCAAGCAATCTTTCAGTGGGCCGGAGCAGACATTGATCACTTCATTGCATTGAAAGAAGAAGTCGATGAGATAAAAGTTTTAGAACAATCTTACAGGATACCTGGTGGACCTATTCATGAACTATCACAAAGAATTATTGCAAACGTTTCTAATCGATACGATAAAGTTTACAAACCCAGAGAAGAAACAGGTGTATTAAAATATCATAGTGATGTCACACAGGTTGACATGAGTGAAGGACAATGGTTGGTATTATCAACCGCACATTATTTTTTAGATGATGTTAAAGAGTTATGTGAATTACAAGGTTGGTATTATCAACATCGAGGAAAAAATTCTATATCACTAGAATTATTGCTGGCAATATCAAATTGGGAGTCATGGAGAAAGAAAGAACTTTTAACAAATTTAGAAATTAAAAGTATCTATTCTTATTTAGGTGCGAATGTTGCTCCAGGGTTTCGTGATGGTAAAACATTACATTCTAACACAAAGTATTATTTATCACAATGTCAAGAAGAACATGGCCTATTATCAGACAAAGTATGGTTTGAAAGTTTTGATAAATTAGATACAATGACAGAGAACTACGTTAGAAATATGAGAGCAAACGGGGAAAAGATAAATCGTAATCCTAGAATTTTATTATCTACGATACATGGAGCTAAAGGTGGTGAAGCTGATAAAGTTTTAGTGTTACCTGATTTAACCAAAGCTGCATTAGATCAAAGTGATAAAAGTCCAGATGAACTTCACAGATTATTTTATGTTGCAACGACGAGAGCAAAAAAGGAACTACACATTGTCAGTCCTAAAAATTATGAAAGGTCCTATTCACTATGAGAATAATATATCAAGATAAAAAACTATTAGTTTCTCTAACAGATAAAGAAGTTGATAAGTTTTATAAAAATAAACATTTTCCTGTAGAATTACCTATAGGTTCTTTGACGGTTTTGCATCAAGATATTAATAAAGCAATGAATCAATCTCATTTAGATAATTTGAAAGAACGATATTTTGACAAAGAATAGTTTACAGATACCCATGTTTTCTCCGCAAACGGAGTGGACACCACCGGATGAACTAAAAGATTTATCACAAGCCAAAGAGATTGCGATTGATTTAGAGACAAGAGATCCGAACCTAACGACCCGTGGATCGGGGAGCGTTCGTGATGACGGAGAGATTGTCGGTATCGCTGTAGCTATTGAAGGTTGGTCGGGATACTTCCCCATTGGTCATGAAGGTGGTGGTAACATTGACAAAAAAATTGTTATGGATTGGTTCAAAGATGTTTTGAAAACTCCGGCTACAAAAATATTTCACAATGCTATGTATGACGTATCATGGATACGTGCCTATGGTTTACAGATTAATGGACGTATTGTTGACACCATGATAGCAGGGTCTTTAGTCAATGAGAATAGACTGAGATATAACTTGAACTCTCTAGCCAGAGAATATGTTGGTGTAGGTAAAAATGAAAAGATATTATTTGAAGCTGCAAAAGAATGGGGTATCAATCCTAAAAAAGAAATGTGGCGATTACCGGCGATGCATGTCGGAGAGTATGCTGAACAAGATGCCGTAGCGACATTGAAACTATGGGAGCGATTACAACAAGAGATTACATCGCAAGATTTATGGGATATTTTTAATGTAGAGACAGAGTTGTTTCCTTGTTTAGTTGATATGAGATTTCAAGGAGTACGAGTAGACCTAGAGAAAGCTCACATCATAAAAAAAGATTTAGTCAAAGAAGAAAAACAATTCTTACAAAAAATAAAAAAAGAAACAGGAATGGACGTAGAGATATGGGCAGCTACATCAATAGCTAAAGTTTTTGACAAACTCAAACTACCCTATGATCAAACAGCTACAGGAGCTCCTAGTTTTACCAAAAACTTTTTATCACAACACCCTAATGAAATTGCACAAGCCATTGCTCAGGCGAGAGAAATAAACAAAGCACATACAACTTTTATTGATACAATTTTAGAACATGAGCACAAAGGAAGAATTCATGCAGACATCAATCAAATACGATCTGATGACGGTGGAACGGTAACGGGCCGATTTTCTTATTCTAATCCGAATCTTCAGCAAATCCCCGCTCGAAGCAAGAAGATTGGTCCGTTGATTCGAAGTTTATTTTTACCAGAAGAGAACTGTGTATGGGGTGCTTTCGATTATTCTCAACAAGAACCGAGGATCGTGGTTCATTACGCAGCTCTATCACAGCTACAAGGTGTTAGTGATATTGTGGACGCGTATCGTGAAGGTGATGCAGACTTCCATCAAGCAGTAGCAGAGATGGCTGACATTGATAGAAAAGATGCCAAGACAATTAACTTAGGTTTGATGTATGGCATGGGTAAGAATAAACTCATGGCAGAACTAGGATTGTTAGTCGAACAAGCTGAAAAACTTTTGAAGAAATATCACGAGCGAGCTCCCTTTGTGAAACAACTCATCGATGCTGTATCACGTAGGGCCCAAGAACGTGGACGTATTCGCACCATTGGTGGTCGTGTTTGTCATTTTGATTTATGGGAGCCGGCTAGCTTTGGTATTCATAAACCATTGGCTCACGCAGACGCACTAGCGGAACATGGACCGGGGATTAAAAGAGCATTTACTTACAAGGCTTTAAACAAACTCATTCAAGGTAGTGCTGCTGATATGACGAAGATTGCTATGGTCAAATTGTATCGAGAAGGGATTATTCCTATGATTCAAATACATGATGAATTGGATGTTTCTGTAGAGAATCCAGAACAGGCTCAGAAAATAATTGAGGTTATGGAAGAAGCTGTTAAACTCGAAGTCCCTAACAAAGTAGATTACGAAAAAGGAAAAAGTTGGGGAGATATAAAATGAACTGTTGGCATTGTAATACACAATTAATATGGGGTGGAGATCATGATATTGGCGAAGAAGATGAAGAGTATCTTATTGTGACAAATTTAAGCTGTCCTAATTGTAAAAGTTTTGTAGAAGTATATTTACCCAAGGAGGACCATAATGAGCTTTCTAGTAGCGAACGTACCACCCACTAAAGTTTTTGTAAAAAAACAATATCTCTATGATCATCAAAAAGGTCATGGTGAATTTGTTGAAGGTATTTGGGTGACCTGTAAATCTATTGAAGGTCGAGCATTATATTTTGAAACATATCTACCAGAGTATGGCGCATTGTATGATAAGCTTCCTATCTCTGCTTTTGTATCAGAACCCACAGAATTAGATTTACCTTTAGAAGAATTAGAACTATGGGATGCTTTTAGTTATCATTTAACAGTGATTAGTAAATCGAGCATCGCGGGCTGTAAGGCGAAATACTTAGCGCCTTCAAAATCATGGCACGCCGGAGAGTATTTATTTACAATTGATAATTGTCATTCTGATGCCAATACAATGAACAGTGGATATTCTGAAATGCCAGAAGAACATAAGTCGTTTAATATATTAGGATTAGACAATAAACATTTTGCAGCTCAACCAAACAATCGTTGTTTGTTCTTTGATAAATCACTGACACCTGCAGAATTAAAGACACCTGACTTCAAAGTTTCTACTATCGAATATAATGTCGAGACAGAAAGTAAGTGGACCGCGGGTGATGACACTAACTATTTTTATAATTTGAAAGAGAGTAAATAATGAGAGAAGAATTATACTTACGTCAATTAAAAGTTTTACACCGTGTTGTTAAAAACATACGAAAAAAACATCAAGGTGATGCCTCTAATAGAAACCAAGAATTAATCGATGATCTTAATCGTATTGCCTTGGAAATTCACGATTTACAAAAAGACATAGAAAGTAACCTGTAAAGAGGGCCCGCCCTATCGGACGATAGGACGAGCAACAAAAGTGAAGAAGAACCTTCATTTTTTATTATATTTTTTTCTTTGTCAACTCTCTATTTTGTAGTATATTATCCCATATAATAATAAATAGAAAGAAGGTACAAGATGTACGTAATAGACAAACAATTAGAACGTGTAGCAGAAATGAAAGGCAAGACTCTTGCAGAATTTTTGAACGTTGTAATCAAACATGAGATTGGTGATTTTAGTTTTGCCAATACAGAACAAGAAGCAGGCAATATCATATTATCATTAATGAAGGAGAAGAAGAATGCCCGACACACAAAAATATAAATCGGTATCCGTACCAAATGAGACGTACAAAATTTTAGTTGATCTAAGCAAAGAAATATTTGAAGCGCCTTTGACAATATCAAAGACTATTGAATATCTAGCTCGCAAAGAAACTAAAAAGAAAAATGGCAAAAGCTAAATTCAAATGTCGGGAGTGCCAAGGACTAGGCTACATTGAAACAAGAAGGAATAGCAGGGAGAGCGTTGTGTTGAAATGTTCTCGTTGTAATGGGAAAGGACATATCAAAGTTGAGCGACCTATATTACATGAAAGTATCGTTGGTGATGATTACCGTCTTACTTATCACAAGAGTTGAAGCATGGCCACTAATCTAAAATCGATTAAAGGCATTAGTTCCGAGTTAATAGCAGCTGCAGAATATACCAAGAATGGTTTTTATGTTTCCCTATCATTGGACCCTTTGTGTCCTTTTGATCTTGTTGTCACGGATGACAAGGGAAATAGTTTTTTAGTAGATGTTAAAACCGAAAGCACTCGGAAAACAAAATCAGGAACGCATGATGAAGGTGGACGTATTTATCGTGCGCTATCCGAAGAACAAAAAGAAATGGGAGTACGCCTTCGGTATATTCCCTGGAAGGAGATAGATGGAAAAGATTAATGAATTTTATTATCCGACGTCGTTTGTTCGAAGCGACATGGAAGGTAAAGGCCGGACCTATGATGTCAAAGATCAGATAGCGTTGGCGAGTGTCACAACCATACTAGGAGAGACAAAAGACAAATCGTTTTTGAAAGAATGGCGAAAAAGGATTGGCGAAGAGAAGGCCAAGAAGATTGTAGCGGACGCCTCGAAACGCGGAACGTCGATGCACCATATCATTGAAGGGTGGGTATCCGGTCAACAGCACTTAGATTTGACTCCGATTGGTCAAAATGCTCATAGCATGGCAACACAGATCATAAAAAATGGTTTAAAGGACCGTCTAGAGGGGTATTATGGTATCGAGGCCCTGATGTATTACCCTGGATTGTACGCTGGTAGTGCTGATTTGGTCGCGAAACATGATGGTGAGATCACGATCATTGACTTCAAACAGACGAATAAACCCAAACGTGAAGAGTGGATCGAGGATTATTTTATGCAGCTATCGGCTTATGCTATGGCTCATGACTATGTTTATGGGACCTCTATTGACAAAGCGATGATTATGATGTGTTCCGTTGACAATTATTATCAGGAGTTTATTATATCAGGTGCTCAGTTGAAGCATTATAAACATGAATTTTTAAGGAGAGTCGATCAATATTATGGCAATTTCAGTAGCACCTAAACTTCTAGGACCACTTCTTATTGGTGGTGGTATTACACAATCTAATCCAGAAATGTTGAAAGGTTTAATGCAAACCTTTAGCTCTTCTCCTTTGACACAAATACTCAAGGCTAAAGAAGAAAAAGAAGACGATAAAGATTACACTTCTGAAGAAGCAGAAGAAGCTATTGGAGAGAGACAAGAAAAGAAACGTCAATATTTTGGTCGTATTAATCAAGAAAAGATCAAAGAAGCTTTAAAACGTCGAGGATTTGAAGGTGATGAGGATCAATTAGAAATTGTTTCTGGTAAAATTCTAGGTGATTTTGATGACACTGAAATATCTGATCAAGAAGCTGATGACATGGCATCTAGTTATTCTGAATTTGAAGGTTTAACGCAAGAAGATCTCGCAGATATGTCAGATAAAAACAGAACTTTAAACGCCAAAGGTGGCATGATTGATCGTCCTCTCTACGATCGAGCGTAATGCTTAAATTTTTTTTGGTGGGTTGGGTGTGTTTAGGCCAAGGTGTTGATTACAAATGTGTTCGCATGGCCTCTGAAGTCGTTCATCCTACCTACGAAAGTTGCAACGAATATTATCAATTAGTGGCGACAGATTTGGCTGACACAGGGGCCGAATTAAATTTTACTTGTGTTCAAGCCGGATTAATAGAAGACGTTTTATAGTCGAAAGACGACAGAGTGAATACTGTTGTTAAAAATTGACTAGACTTCTATAAATTGTATTACCATTATACACGAAATTACCTTCCTGTTTTAATGCCTATCGCCTTTCTATGCGTATTTTAGCATACCTGGTGTTAAAAATCAGCAATTCTTTTCTCTTGACTTTTTGATAGAACATGGACCATGAAAGGAAATTACAATGACTAAACTATTAAAAGCTTTAGGTAACTTTTTTACCTTAGAACCCGACGTTGATAATGCTATGAAAGCATTTCTACAGGCTGAATATAAAAATGATTGGAAAGCTGCTTATGCTTCTTGGAAAGAAGAAGGCAAGCTTCCTAACTTTATCCGCAGAACACTATAATTGAATCGTTGTCAAGTACGGGAAAACCTTTTTTCCCGGCTCTTGACACGTGGACCGTGGGCCGTGGTAAGGGGAGATTTAGGAAAACATTTTTTTAAAAAAAAAAATATGGTCCCAACCCCCGGTAGTGGTGGTAGAGTGAGAAAACACCTTATTTTTCAATAATAATAGCACGATTTTGGTCTACCACGGCCGTGGTAGACGTGGTAGAGTAGATTTCAAAAAAGCTATATTTTTCAATACTTTTCAATCTCCTAGCTTGGCGTGAAGAGGTTTTTTATTTTACTAATTTGAAATTTGATTTACCTAAATTCTCCCTTATAGTGAGATTATGTTTAAGAAATTCCCTTGGAAGAAATATAGAGTTGAATGGTTGGACATATCAGGAGAGACAGGCTGGGGTTCTGAAGATACTATAAGAAAAATGGAACCACAGGTGGCTACAACAGAAGGATATCTTTTTTATGAAGATAATGACAGGGTCATTACTTTTGCAACTTACTACTATAACGATGAAGAAGGATATACTTTTGGAGATAGAAATGTATTTCCTAGAGGTTGCATTAAAAGTATAAGAAAAATTTAATCTTCTATTGGTTCTACAATTTTTAATTCTGTAGGTTTTTTAACCTTATCTTTTAAACTTTCTACGTCCTCATGTTCTAACAATAATTTATTATCCTCTATAATCTCAGACAATCTAGCTTCTAATTCTCTTTCGCTAAGGTCTTCTAATTTACCATGCTTAATAATCTTTTGTTCTATGTATAGGCCGGCAGCTTTACCCCTAGCTACTTCTGCATTAATTGCTGCAGACCAGGCGCCCTTCTCCCTAGCTTCTTCTCGAAGTCTAGCTAATTCTGTAATGTGAGAACCATAATCTACTCTATATTTTTCTTGTAGTTCTGATCTAATCTCATCAATATATTTAACAACCAAAGGAAACTTCCTAGGGTTGCGCAGCTCCGAAGCTCTTACATGTGCAGAGCCTTCTGCATAACCAGCTTCGATAGCACATTCAGTTGGAGACTTACGTCCTTCATTTGTAACTAGCAGTGTTGCAAATTTTGTTTGTTGTTCTGTTAATACTTTAGGTAAACCCATACCCTCTTATAGAAAATATATATTGTAAAAGCAAGTAAATTGTGATATTGATTTACTCGAAGTGAGGGTCTTTCTTACTATGTTCCTCCTAAACTACATTGTCTTTTTGCTCTCACTTCACACTTGAAAGAAAAGAGGTAAGTTATAATATGAATACTATGACATTCAAAAACAAAAAAGAAGAAGAAGAGTTTCAAGAACAACTTAAAGAAGCAATGGAAATTCTACAAAAACAAGATGTTCATTTTTTTAGAACGGAGCATATACTGCCTATATTGCAATCTATGAATCAAGAACAATTAGAAATATTTGAACACTTAACCGGTATCAATAGACAAACCATACATTAAAGATGTCATCATATACAACTAAGGCTTTGATGCAGGTCCTAGAAAAATTCTGTGAAAGTCCTGTTGGTAGCCATGCAAAAGTACAAATGGTGATACCACAAGGTAGAAATCCTTTGCAACGTGAGTTCAATATTAAAGAAATTAAGTTGGTAGAGAACCAAATTATCGGTGCAAAAGAGAAATATCGTATGTTAATCCTAGTGGAGTAATTACTTTGAAACCAGAGTCAGCCTTCTGGCTAGAAACGAAAGAAAAACTTAATACATTTTCCCTTATAAGACTAGAAAGTTGGGCATCTGCTGGCATTCCAGATATACTTGGTTATGGTGATAAGCGTGGGTTTTTTACCATTGAGTTAAAAGTAACAAGTAGTAAGAAGATACGGTTCTCACCCCACCAAATAGCGTTCCATTATAAGCATCCGAAGGATAG